GCCCAGCCGCTCAAACAACCCCGGGTCGATCTGCAGCCGGTCGGCGGCGTCGCCGACGGCGGCGATCTCCGCCGCCGCGCCCGCGCTGGCGCGCGACAGCGCCAGAAACCCGCCCGCGACGGCGCCAACAGCCAGGCCGACAGGCCCCAGTGCGGCGGCGGCGCGGCCGAGCGGCCCAAGCGAGGCCGCCATGCTCTCCATCCCGCCGCGCGCCTGCCGCGCCGCCGCGTCCATCGCCAGCAAGCCCCGGTTGACGGGGGCGGTGGCGGCGGCGACCCGCTTTAGATGCCGGTCGCCCGCATCGCCGATGCGCCGCGCCTGGTCCTCAACCTCGCGCCCGCCCTCGGCGGAATAGCGGATGCGGACGTCACGCCTGGTCGCCATGCTCCGCCGTCCTTTCCGCCCATGCGGCCAGCGCCGCCATCTCGATCATCGCCGCCCAGTCATGCGCCAGCGGCGGCGGCACGCCCGCCGCCGCCGCCACCGCCGACAGCCGCGCCACGTCCAGCCCGATCGGCTGCGGCGGGAGCGGCACGGCGCCCCTCGGCGCGGCGATCATCGTCGTCGGCCCGAACCGCCACGGCTCGGGGAAGTCAAGCGTGGCAGCGGCGAAGCGCGCCGCCTCCAGCGTCGTCACAGGGTCGTCGTCTTCTGGGCAGGGTTCGGCGCCGCCGAACCGGGCGCAGCAGGGTTTGCCGCGTCGGGCGGCGTCGGCGCAGTCGGCGCAGAACTTTCGGCCGCCCCCGGCGCGCCACTTGGCGAGGGCGGCGAGACGTTTCCCTCCTGCTCCGCCAGCACGGCTGCGGCGAGGTGGTCGTCAAGCGCGGCGCGCAGCGGCGCGTCCAGATGTGGCGCCTGCGCAATCAGGGCGTCGCGCATCGCCAGCGTCGGCGGCAGCGGCGCGCCGTCGGCGTCGTCCACCGCAGACCATCCGACCACGAAATGCACCCATGCCGCGTCGAACATCACCGCGACGCGGACGGCGATGTCGTCGTCGCGGCCCAGCAGCCGCAGCGACGCCCAGCGCACACAGGCTCGCCAAGCGGCGGGCGACACCGCGTCGAGGTCGAGCCGCAGCCCCTGGCCGATCTCGACAGAGCGCGCCGCAAGACGCGGCGCCAGCCGGATCATCCCGCCGGTCATGCCGGGTCGTCGTAGCTGGCGAGCGCGTTGACAAGCGTCGCGGTCAGCGGCGGCTGCCCAACCGCAGGCCGGGTGGCGCGCCACGGCAGCGACAACTGCAGCACGCCCGCGCCGGTCAGACGCGGCGCGTCGGCAGAAAACACCACCTTGTCGATCTCGATCTCAAGGCTGCTGGCGCCGTTCGTCCAGGCGACGACCATCTTGAGTTCGGTCGCCGCGCGCGCCGCATCATACCGCGCCGCGCCATCGAACCGGAACGTCGCCGAGCCGGTGACCTCGAAATCGCCCTCCAGCACCGCCAGAGGCCACGGATCGCCGCTGATCGCCTGCTCGTCCAGCGCGCGGCCATTGCTTACCGTCATGTCGAGATCGACGATATCGGCAACGGTCGCGCCGCCCAGCGTCAGCCCCGCGTCGTAAGCAAAAAATCGCAGATCGTCGGCGGCGGCGGTGACTACCGGCGTCGCATCCACCGACGCGACCAGCTTGATTTCGCGCTGGCCGATCAGGCCGAAGGTGGCGCGCTGCGTCTCGCTGCTGCGCGCCAGCTGCAGGCGCATCGTGTTCCAGGTCACGCCGATGTCGGCGAAATAGATCGCCCCGGCGCCGCGCCCGATGGTGGCGTGCGTCATGGCGCCGGGCGTGAAGACATGCGTGTAAGGCCCGGCGCCGGTGGTGACCGGTGCGCCGAGCAGATGCCGCAGATGCCAGCCGATGCTGCGCGCGCGCACCGGCGCGACCCACTCGCCATCCCACGCCTCGAAGCCAAGCAGCGCCTCGCCTGGGTTGCGACCCTGCGCCAGCAGCGTCTCGCCCTCGACCGGACGGCGCGAGCCGCCGGTGTAGCTGTAGCCCGGCAGCTCGACAAAGTTGCCCGTCGCCTGCGTGCCGAAGGCGGTTTGGCCGCGCATCAGCAGCGCGGCGCTCGGGTCGCGTCCATAGGCTATCGCCATGGCTTATGCCTCCAGAGGGTTGACGCCGGTCTCGAACAATAGCTCGACCGGCAGTGTGGCGGTGATGATCGTGGCGGCCCCCTGCTGGCCGATGTTGGCCATGTTGCGCAGCGGGTGAACCCTGACGTGATCGGCCAGCGCCATCAGCGCGGCGTCGGCCAGAACCGCCGACGCCAGCGCGGCGGCCAGCGCATCGAGCGCGGCGGCGCGCGCGGCGTCGTTCGCGATGGCGACGCCGATCTCGACATCGTGCTCGACCATCATTTCGCGCGCGCCGCCCAGCCGTTCCTCGATCTCGATCGGCTCGCCGTCGACCATATTGACGATGCCGCCGGCGCCGATCAGTTCGGGCAGCACGCCGCCGCGCAGCAGCGTCGGGCCGGAGACGGTCGCCAGCGCGGCGAGCAACGCCTGCGCCAGCGATTCCTCACGCGTCATCGCCCGATGCTCCGTCGAGCGCCCTGGCCGGCGGTGCGCGCGACTTCCGCATCCCACGCGCGCAGGATCATGCCGGGGATCGCGTCGGCCCAGCGGCGCTCGACCGTTTCGAGGTCGAGGCGCTTGCGCAGGCGTACCTGCGGGACGAGGACAAACATGATCACGGTGGCGGTCTCGCCCTTCACGGTGGCGCGCTTGCCGGCCTTGCCGAAGCCGCCGCGCTTGCCGGCGCGCTGGCGCTGGCCGTCGGCCACCAGCAGCGACGGGCCCTGGCGGCGGTAGACGAAGCGCAGCTTGCCGAATCGGTGGTCCGGCCAGTTCGAGGGGCTGATCGCGCGGTTGCGGTAGCGCCCGCGCGCGGCGTCGGTGGGGATCGCGAGGAAGAAGCCCTCGGCGGAGCGGATCGTGACGCCCTCGGCGAAGGCGGCGTGCAGTTTAGGGGCCTTGGACCAGACCACGGCGGCGGCCGACAGGCTCGGCTCGCCGCCGGCGGGGTAGGACGCCGAGCGCCACGCCCGCGCCAGCCGCTGGCCCAGCCCGGCGCCTACGGTCTGGCTGCGCAAATCCTGCTTGGCGCGCTCGGCGACGGACGCCATCACGCGGGACGTGGCGACTGCGCCTGCTTCCGCCTCCGCCCGCAGGTGCTGCGCGAGAGAGCCGGTGATGGCGAGCGCCAGCCTCATGCCGGCGCGCTGTCAAGCTCGACGGTCAACCGCCGCGCGTCGACGAATTGCGGGTCGCCCTGAATCACGCGGCGGTCGATCTCGGCGCCGCCGGGCTCAAGCAGCACCGCGACCGTCGCGCCGCGCGCCGGGGCCTCCTCCGCTCGGAAGCGGAAATAGCGACCGTTCTGGACGATCTCCAGCGGCCCCATCGTCTCGGTGACCGACTGCGACGAGATCAGCGCCAGCAGCGGCGTGGCCGCCCCGTCTGGGTCGACGACCACCGGCTGGCCGAAGGTCGCGAAGGCATCGTCGCGCGACGCCTTCGCCAGCGAGTGAAAGCTCACTCGCGGTCTTCCTCGCCGCCGTCCGTCTCGGGCGCGCCGTCCACCGTCTCCGCCGTGGCGGGCGCTGACCGGGCGGGCGCGACGGGCGCTGCGCGCGCCATGCCGGACGCGATCAGGCCGGACGCCGTGGCGGCGTCCAGCGTCAGCACCGAGCCGCGCGCATGGGCGACGCCGGGGGCGGTGAAGATCGTCGCCACCGCCTCCACCGCGATCTTGCGCGCCGCCATCACCGCACCTGCGCGTAAAAGGTCGCGTTGACGCGGGCCGGGATCGGCAGCGGCGCGGCGGCGGACTCGATGAAGGTGCGCGACGGGTTGTTCTCGTCGTACATCTTCGACCAGAACCGCGCCGCCACCAGCGCCTCCATGTCCATGATCGCGCCGTAGGCCAGCACGCCCTGCAGCTGGCGGGCCGAGCCCATGATCACGCCGTGCGGGTGCATCACGTTGGCGGCGGAGCCGTCGGCGGTGTAGGGTTGGCTGTAGGTCCAGTAGTCGATGTTGCCGAGGCGGCCCTGGTAGTTGCCCCAGGCGTCGACACCCTTGGCGTCGAGCAGCATCTGCACCGAGGTCGGCGTCTGGCTGCGGTTGTCGAGCCGCTCGCGGAACTCGGCTTCCGTCAACTGCAGCTCCCACGCCTCGTCGCCCATAACCACGGTGTCGATCGCCGCGCCCGAGGACGCGGACACCAGCCCGGCCCAGGTGCGCAGGTTGGCCTGCGGGCTGACGCCGCTCTCGCCCCAGCGCGCGGTGGTGGTCAGCGCGACGGTCTGGCCGGCGGCGCGGCCGAAGTCGACCGTGGCGGTGGGGTAGTCCTCGCCGGTGACGGTGATCGCGCCGGTGGCGAGCACCGTCGCCGCCATGACCTCGATGCGCCGCATGATCGCGGCCTCGTGGTCGGTGACGATCTGGGCGATCCGCTCGGCGCGGCGCTCGACCGGCGAGCGGTCGCCGCCGTAGGTTTCGCCCGGCAGGATGTCGAGCATGGTCGACGGCGTGAGCGCGGTCAGCTGCTTGACGTAGGCCGGGGTGAAGCTGTCGATGCGCGAGCCGCGCTCGGCGACCGGCTTGGCCTTGCTGTCCGGATGCACGAACTTCGCGATCTCCTGCGCCACGTTGAGCACGTGGAAGTCGATGCGCGTCGTGTCGAACAGCCGGACGGTGGGGAAGAACACCGAGGCGAGAAACTGCTGCGGCCGGTCGAGCGGCCGCACCACTTCCGCCAGCTGGCGTGAGGTGTAGAGCGTGGACATATGAAGCTCCTTACGCGGCGCTGCGCGACTTGAGGAAGATCGGGCGGCCCGCGGCGCGGAACGCGGTTTCGACGGTGGCCGCCGTGTGGGCCGAGCCGAAGGTCAGCTTGGCGATGTCGACCGAGCCCGCCAGCAGGATCAGTGCGGGCGCGTCGGCGCTGGCCGCCGCGGCGTCGGTCATCAGGATCGCCGCCGGGGTCTGGCTGCCGTCGGACGCGCCGGTCAGCGACAGGATGTACTTGCCCGTCGCGGTGATGCGGCCCAGCACCGCGCCCGCGGTGAGGTTGGCCGCCGTGCCGATGGTCGCCCCGGCGGTCTGCACCGGGAAGTCGTCGACGATCAGGCCGTTCGGGTCGTAGGAGACGGTCTCGATGCTCGCCATGTCAGCGGCCCTTCTTCTGAGCGAGCCGCCGCGCCTGGACGGCCTTGAGCTCGGGGGGGAGGTCGGAGCCGGCGGCGGCGGTGCCGGTCGCCAGCGGGGCGGGGTCGCGACCGCGCATGGCGGCGGCGAGGCGGTCGGCGCCGGCGGCGGCGGGCGCGGCGGACATCACAGACGCCGCCTGGCGCGCCGTGACGCCTTCGGCGATCGCCATTGCGGCCATGGCGACGGTGGCGGGAGTGGCCTTGTCGAGGATCGCGCAGGCGCGCGCCCGCTCGGCGGCCACGCCGCGCCGGAACGCGCGCCGCGCGGCGGGCGTCTCGTCATCGGCGGCGGGTTCGTCCTCGGCGGCGGTGTCCTCGTCGGCGGCGACGTCCTCGTCCTCGGTCGCCGGAGCCTCCTCGTCTTCGCCAATCGCCTTGACGTCCTCGTCCTCGGCGGCGGTCGCGGCCGTGGCCCTGGGCGATGCGCCCAGAAGCCCGGCGAAGCTGAATCGCGTCATCTCAGTCTCCTTGTGAGCGGCTGTCAGCCGCGACTTCGGTGATTGTGGCCTACGCCACGGGTGCGGGCGGGTCGCCCAGGAACCCGGCGAAGGCCGCGAGGGCCTCGCGCGGGGATGCGATGGCGTCGATCAGGCGCAGCGCCAGCGCCTCGCGCAGCGCGGCGGGGCCGGCGTAGGCGCGGCTTTCGGTGGCGACGACCTGATCGGCGGAGGGGTCGCCGCGCCGGCCCAGCGCGACGGACTCCGCGAAGGCGTCGCGCAGGCTGGCGACTTCGATCCGCATGTCGGCGAGGCCCTCCTCGGTCAGCACGGGGTCGCGGTCGCCCTTGCGCGCGCCCTCGGAGACCACGGTGCGCTTGACCCCGACCCTTTCGAGCATGGCGCTGTCGTCCAGATGCTCGGCGATCACGCCGATGTGGCCGACGCCGCCCGTCCGCTCGGCGCTGATCGTGTCGGCGGCGGAGGCCAGCCAGTAGCCCGCGCTGTAGGCGGCCTCGGCGACGATGGCCGCGACCGGCTTGACCTCGCGCGCGGCGCGGATTGCGGCGGCGGCGGCGTCGACCCCGGCGACATAGCCGCCGTAGCTCGCCACCCACAGCGCGATCCCCGCCACCGCCGGGTCGGCGAGCGCGGTCTCGACCTGCCAGACCAGCTCGGCGCAGCCGGTCATGAACGGCAGGTTGACGATCCCGGCCTCGGGCATGATCAGCCCCTGCACCGGGATCACCGCCGCCCGGCCCGCCATCGCGTAGGGCCGCCAGGCGGTCTCCGCCGCCAGCGTCATCGCGTCGTTGGTACACCAGGCGTCGGCGCCCAGCAGGGCGCGGTTGGCGCGCAGCGCGGCGCGGTCGGCCTCGCACCGCGCCGCCCAGGCGGCGAAGCGCCGCCCGCCGGCCAGCGCCATCGGCCCCGGCGCGAGACGCGCAAGGGCAAGGTCATGGTGCGTCATCGCGGTCTCCGTCAGGCGGCGGCGGGCGGGGCGGCGTCCGGCGGGGATTCGCCCGGCACGCCCAGTAGCGCGGCGAACTTCTCCTGCGCAGGGTGCAGCACGCCGGCGGGCATCTGCTCGATCTCGCGCGCAATCTGGTCGAGGTTTTCCTCGTAGTCGGCGCCGGCCAGCTCGGCCGCCTCGTCCTCCATGGTCGAAAGCCCGAGCTGCACCCGCAGCGCCGCCGCCTGCGCCTCCTTGACCGGGTCGACGTAGCCCCGGCCCGGGCCGATCCACTTGGCGCGCAGCCAGTGCGCCGGCGCCTCCATCAGCTCGGGCGCGCCGCGCGGCAGGACCACGCGGCCGGCGGCCACCGCCTCCTCCATCACCGCCATCCGCACCGGGTCGCAGAACCCGGTCGCGAACTGGCGGCGGCGCGCGGTCAGCCCGCGCCAGATCTCGTTGAGCGCCGCGCGGGCGCTGGAGTAGTTGGTCTTCGACCAGTCGGCCGCCAGCTGCTCGTAGCTGGTGCCGAGCCCCGCCGCGATCCGGCGCAGCACCGAGGTCTCGAACGCGTCGTAGGCGGCGGACGGCTGCGCGGCCTGCACCGACTGGATGGTGTCGCCCACCGGCAGCACCGGCAGCCGCACGCCGCCGAAGGTCAGCCCCAGCCCGCTGTGGATGCCCATGCGCGCGGCCGAGAAATCGACGTATTTTCCTTCACCGTCCGCGAACTTGCCGTCGTCCAGCAGCTCCGCCACCGCCTCGCCGTCCATCTGGCTGGACACGAACAGCCCGAGGATCGCCGACAGCACCGCCTGCTGCAGCGCGACCCGCTGGTGCTTGTCGCCCATCTTCGCCGCCTCGGCGATGCTGGCGAGGCGCGAGACGCCGCGCGTCTGGCCGTCGCGCTGCTTGTCGAAGTGGTGCACCACCACCGGGCGTCCCCAGGGCGTTTCGCGCTCGACCCGGTCCCACGACCAGCCGCCGCCCATGCCCCAGCCGCTGAGCGGATGCTCGCGGCGGAAATGATAGGCTATCGCTGCGCCGTGGGCGTCAAGCTCGACGCCGCCGCGCAGCGCCAGCGTGTCCATCGCGTCGGACGGGTTGCCGAGCAGGTCGGGGTCGGCGACCCGCAGCCGGGTGGACCAGCCCCAGCCGGGGCGCGGCGCGTCCTCCCAGTGCAGCACGCCGAGCGCGTCGCCGTCGATCAGGTAGCTGCGGTAGGCGAGTCCGGCCATGCCGCCCCAGTCCTGCGAGCGCGTCACGTCGGCCAGTCGGCGCGGGTCCGACGCCCAGGCGTCCCAGGCGGCCTCCATCTGGGCCGCGACCGCGCGGGCCTGCTCGCGGGTGATGTTCAGCGCGCGCCAGCCCGGCTTGGCGGAAGGGCGGAAGTCCGCGCCGAGGACGGCGTCGACCTCCTTCTGCGCGTGCCCTGCGAGGTGGCCGTTGTTGCGCACCAGGTCGCGGGCGCGGGCGGTGACCTCGGCGCGCGCCCAGCCCAGCTCGCTGTCGGGCTGCTCGCGGTGCGGGCGCCACGCGGCGAGTTCGGCGGTCATGGTGTCGGCGGCGTCGTAGGGCTGGGCGCCGCCCAGCGCGGCCATGGCGCCGCCACGGCCGCCGGCGGCGGCGCGGCGCGCGGGCACGCGGACGCGGGGCTTGCTCACCGGAAGCCCACCGAGATCGCGCCGGCGCGGGGGGTGCGGCCCAGCTGGCGGCGCAGCATCGCGACATAGGCGGCGAGCCGGCCCACGTCGGCGGCGGCGTACTTGACCGATTCGGTCTCGGTGCGGACCTCGACCGCCTGGCCGCCCATGCGCAGCTTGTGCAGCGCGGCGTCGGCCTCGGCCAGCCGGGTTTCGAGCACGGCGCGCTCCTCGTCGGTCAGCATGGTCATTCTCCGGCGAGGGCCTTGAAGCGGGCGGCGAGGGCGGTCCTGGCGTCCGGCGCGGGCGTCGGCCCCTGCGGCGCCGCGTCGGCGGCGCGCGCAGGGGCCTCCCCCACCGGCAAGGGTCGGTCAAACAGGTCGGGCTCGGCGTCGGGCGGCGCGGCGTCGCGCTCGGCCTCCAGCCGGTCCCAGTCGGCGTCGGTGTTGCTGGCCCAGCCGCAGAGGCGGGCGGCCACGTCGGCGAGTATCGCGGTGTCGAGCGGCTCGTTGCGGCCGTCGCTCTCGATCACCTGCCAGCGGCTCTCCATCACGCCGAAGCGGTTGCGGGTCAGGATGCGCCGCTCGGCGCAGAGACCCCGGAAGTAGGCGTCGCCGAGGCCGGGCGCGAACGACTGGAAGCCGCGCGCGCCGGGGTCGTCCTTGCGCAGGTCCGCGTAGAGCTTGGCCTTGAGCGCGCTGACGTTGTTCACGAAGGCGCGCTTCTGGCGCTTCTTGACCTTGCCGTCGGTGCGGCGCTCGAACTTCTGCAGCGCGTAGATCGGGCCAGTGGAGCTGCTGGCGCCCTTGCCGATGCTGACCCGCTCCCACGGGTGGCGCCTGGCCCAGCCCCAGACATCCTCGGTGTAGGCGCCGCCGTCGATCATCAGCCGGTCGACGGCCAGGTCGCGGCCCGCGGCGTTGCGCCAGCGGCGCCGCAGCAGCGCGTCGAGCTCGGCCCAGCAGGCGTCGTCGCCGATCGGGTGGGCGATCATCCCGTGGTCGACGGTGTGGGCGCGGCCCTCGCGGCCGAAGGCGCGCAACGTCCACTCGGTCCACGAGCCCTGACAGTCGACGCCGATGGTCAGGATCGGCAGCCGCGCAGGCACGCGCCCGCGCTGGATCTGCTCGTCGGGGGCGGCGTTCTCGACCCGGTCGCGCAGCGCCTCCCATTTCGGGGCCTCGCTGGCCTGCTCGTAGGGCAGGCCGAGGACGTCGTTGAACACGGTCTGCTCGGCGCTCGCGTCGCCCTTGGCGGCCAGCCAGTCGCGGGCGATGGATTCCCACGACCGGAACGGGGTGTAGGCGCGCCACATGTGGAAGCTCGGGTGGTCGCCGGCCGGGTTGGCGGCGACCCAGCGGCCGAGCGGGACGATGGCGTCGCGGTGGCGCTCCTCGATGGCGCAGCCGCAGGCGACGCAGGTGAAATGGGCGGTGGACGGGTCGGCGGGGTCGATGGTCGGCTCGAACGCCTCCCAGCTCAGCGGCTGGAGCGTCTGGCAATGCGGGCAGGGCACGTGCCAGAACTCGGCGGTGCCGCGGAGAAAATGGCGGGAGATGCGGCAGGCGCCGATCACCATCGGGGTCGAGGCGCGCAGCACCTTCGCGCCGTCCTCGAAGGCGGAGGCGCGGGAGGCGGCGAGCGTGTCGGGGTCGCCCTTTGGGTTGGGCTCGAACTTGGACAGGTCGTCCATCACGACGCGCGGGGCGGTCTTGCCGGACAGGCCCGAGGGCGAGCCGGAGGCCTCGACGAACATCACGCCGCGCCGGTCCAGCGTCTCCTGGAAATCGATGGTGTCGCGGTCGCCGCCGCGCCCGAACACGGCGACCATCCGGGGGTTGTCGGCGCGGAAGTTGGCCCAGGCGTCTTTGATCCAGTCGGTGGCCGAGCTGCTGGTGGGGTGCACCACCAGCGCGTTGGCGGGGTCGCGGTCGAACCAGCAGGCCAGCGCGACGGCGATGACGGTCTGCGTCTTGCCCCACTGGGCGGAGCCGCGAATCGTGACCTCGCGCGCCGGATGCTCGGGGTTGAGGCAGCGCAGCGGGCGCTCGAGAAAGGCGAAGGCCTGCGGGTCGAACGCGCCCGGGCGCGGCGATTTGTGGCCGAAGGTCAGGTGCTCGCAGGCCCACTCCCACGGGTCGGGCGGCGGCGGCGGGGTCCAGGCTTCCGCCGCCGCGAGGTAGGCGATGCGGTCGGCGGGGGCGATGCAGGACATGGCGGTCAGACCCGGCGGAAGCGCCAGCCGCGCGTCGCGTGCAGCGTCCATTCCCGGCGGCCAAGCTGTTCGAAGCCCCGCCGGACGCCCGTGAATTGGCGCACAATGCGGTTCTTCACGCGGCGATCCAGCGCGTTGCGGAGGCTCTCGGCGCAGGGAGACATGGCTCTGAGGCTCCGGGCGCGGCGGGGCGGGCGCTCCACTGCGCGACGGCCTCGGGCGGCGTGTCGCACATCGGGCCGGTGGCGCTGCAGAGGCAGGTGACCGCCCAGACGTCGTCGCCGTCCTCGGTCTCGCCGAAGGCGTAGACCCAGAGTGCGCCGGCGTCGGCGGTCGCGCCGCAGAACGGGCAGGGCGCGGCCATGGCGGCGGAGGCGGCGGGCAGGGGCTGACCTGCGGCGTCGAGCGGGGCGAAGTGCGGCATGATCAGCGGGTCACGTGCTTGACGGCCCACATCACGGCCTGCTCGGCGTTGGTCTTGGCGAGCGACAGCTCGCGAGACTGGCCGATTTGGTCGCAGGCGGCGAGGAAGGCTGCACCCAGATCCTTGAGGGCGACCATCTGCGCCTTCTCCGCATCGGACAGGACGCGATACTGATGGCGCACGGCGTTATTCGCGGTCCGGTCGTCGGACGCGCTGTCGATGGCGGGCATGGCAGGGCTCCTGCGGTTCGCGGCCGGTGGGATCAGGCGGTCGCCATCTCGGCGGCTTCGGTCTCGGTGGGCGCGGCGGCGTCGGCGAGCTCGCCGAGCGCGCGGGCCTGGGCGGCGCGGGCCTTGCGCCAGGCGGCGCGTGCGGCGGCGACGGCTTCGGCGGGGTTGGCGCCGAGGTCGCGCGCCAGGCGGCGGACCTCGTCGACCAGCACGCGCTCGGCGCTTGCGACGGTATGCGCGACCATGGCGCGGCAGGCGCGGCGGTGTTCGTCGGCCAGGACGTAGCGGCCGACGGTCTCGGCCTCCTCGCGGGCCTTCTGGCGGGCGGCGACCTCGGCGGCATCGGCGCGGGCGCGGGCGAGGCGGCGGGCGTCGCTGTTCTCGATCGGCTCGACATGGTCGGGGCCGTCGCCGAGGCGGGCGCGGCGCTCTAGGTGCCTGACGCCGTTGCCGGTCTGCTGGCCGGGGTCGAGGCGGACGTTGAGCGCGGCGGCGGACTTGGCGAGGTCGAAGCGGCGGCCGCGCCCCTCCCCGCGCCAGCAGCCGGCGAGCTGACCGCTGGCGACGAGCTGGGAGATGCGGCCCTTGGAGTATCCGAGCGCGCCAGCCAACTCAGTCGCCGTCAGCATGATACTCCCCGTTCAGTGATGTTTAGGCTGCGTCAAGCGTTTAGCGCCCGAAAACCTATGCGCTACGTTTGCC